GATTTCTGACCATTGCTCGGCTCGGGTTCGGGGATTAGATCGCCTTCCTGCAAATCGGGCAATGTCTCCGGGGGCTGGACGCAAGTTTCGATAGGTGGCGGCTCTACGGGAGCCTCGACAATAACTTGCCCCGCTGGGTCGTTGTATCGCAGTTGCCCGTCCTCTAATATCTGGACATATTCCAACCTCATCTCTCCCAGCGTGAGCATACGCAGCCACTGGGTCCGCTCAATAACAGCGTTGGCCAATTCTTGCTCTTTGTCCAGTCGGGCGTTCAGTTCCTGGAAATGCCTCAACGCCATCTCTCCGATTTCCTGGGCCGCTATCTTCGATAAATCTGCCATTGCTAAGCCAGGGCCGCAATCTTTGCCCTGTATGCGGCAACGACCGCCGGGGTGTGGACTGCATTGGCTACAGTCTGAACCGCCGCATCCTCGCCGGATACGTCATCGCCAGGAGCGACGACGTGGCGGTGGAATGTCCGGCTAATCTCCACGCCATCACGCTCGATTACCGTATCGGTCCTGACCTGTATCTGCCCATCAGCCAGAACCTCACGCTTGCCTATTTCAACCCGCTCTGTTAATGCCACTAATCAACCTCATACATGCCCGAAAAATTCAGTGTGGCGTCCGTTGATATTTCATCCCGTGTGACGTTGGCAGAATTCCCCCCAGTGGCCGACCATTGCTTGAGCCAGAATTTCGCCGTGCCATTGGCATCGGTGGCTCCGTTTAGGCTATAGCCTGCCGCTCCTAGATTCAGCCCTGCGGAATATCCGCATATCATCCCGGTCTCGGAGTTCGCGGTAGAGTCGCAGGTAAATGGCAACCCAAATATCGCCATAGCCGCATCGGTGGCATCACCATTACCGTCTACTGTAACCCGTAAATTTATATGTACTCGGTTCCCGATCCGGGTGTAATGACCAAATTGGGTAGTATGCGACATCGTATTTCCGCTGACGCCATTTTTTAGGGCCGGGGTGAAAGTCCCGATTTCGTATCGGTCGAGGAGTTCAGCGGTCATGCCCGCCGAGGGGCTGGCCTGATTAGAAAAGTCTATGCCTTTTGCAGCCGTTCCAATTATTAAATTGCCATTAGTAATCGTTATATTCCCAGCGGAGGTTACCGCGTTAAGCGACAATGTGTCGCCGGTCCCCACGCCGATGCTAGTCCGTAGGGTAGCCCCGGACTCGGCCACCGGGTCTGTCGTCCCGTTTCCGACAATCATTTGGCCGTCGGTCAGGACAGCCATCGCAGTTATCGCCCCTTCTCCCGACCCGAGCAGCACCCCGCCATCGGTGAGAGTTGAGACCCCTGTCCCGCCGTATTCGACCCCCACATCGGTGCCCTGCCAGACCCCCGTTGCGATGGTGCCCAGAGATGTGATGAAGGAAGTCGCTTGCCAGTCGGGTATACCGCCAGTAATCCGCAGAATATCATTTGTCGAGCCGGCCGCCAGCCGGCTGAGTTGCGAGCTGGAGGAGGCATAGACAATGTCGCCCGTGGCCTGAGAATTAAAAACGTGCAACCCCACGCCTTCAAATTCGGCCTTGCTTAAAGCTGGCCCCTGGTCCCCATGTTTTAATTCGTTTGCCATTTATGCCCTCGCGAGGACGCCCTGGAACCCACCGCCCAGAACCGCGTCCCTAACCACAGATGTAATTTTTTGCTCAAAGTCATCCATCCCCAGAACGTCCCCGGCTATCGTGATGTTGATCGTGATACCCATTCCTCCCCGACCCAACGGCACCACCGCCTCCGGTCCTTGCTCTCCCAGCATCGCCAGCGTGGGCCGGGTTACTATACCGCCCTGAGCAAACTCGACCGGAGCAAGTGTAGGAATCGGGGGAAATTGTATCGATAACCCCGACCATCCCGGTAGTACAACAATCCCCTTTACCTTCCTTTCAGCCCATCCAGGAATCTCAATCTTGATATTATTAACACCATTGATAAACCCATTTATGATTCCAATTATGGCGTTGACCGAGGTTTTGATCCCGTCCTTGATGCCGGTCCAGATGCCCAGGATTTTCCCCTTGACGGTCTCAAACGTCGTGACAAGGAAATCGGTCACGGTGGAAAAAGTTGCCTTGATGCCGTTCCAAATCTCGTCCCAATTATCCCTGAGAAACAGGATAGCCTCGAGCAACGCCCCTCCAGGGAGCAGCCATCCCAGCTTGGAATTAAATATCTCGGTGATTTTATCAAAGACCGTCTTTACCGTTTTTTTAATAAAATTAAACACTGTGTTCCAGGTCGCCTTGAGGGTATCCAGAGCTGTTTTCAGGACAACAATAATGGCATCCCGTATAACCGTGAACGCCATGCTCAGGGTTTCACTCACAATTGTGAAAGTTTCGACTATCCCATTCCAGATTTCGTCCCAGGTGGTCTTGATGAATAGGATGCCCATAATCAACGGGCCGGCGGGGAGCAGCCATCCCAGCTTGGAGGTGTAAAGGTCGGTGATCTTGGTAAACACTGTGGTGACAATCCCCTGGATGAAATCAAACACAATTTGGAAAGTGTTCTTGAGGATGTCCAGGCTAGCCTTGAGAACAAGAACTATTTTGTCCCAGTTCCTCCAAATTAGTATGGCCGCAGCTATGGCGACGCCGATGCCGATAATTATTAAAGTTATCGGCCCCATTGATAGATTGAGTCCGATAAAAGCCAGTTTCGCCCCGTGGAGGACCGGTGTCATTATCCCCATTATGCCGGAGAATCCTGCCATTATCGGCCCAGCCGCCATAAATATCGGGGCTAACATCGATGCCTTCTCGACCAACGCTCCGTTCTCGAATATCAGATCGGAAAATGAGGATTTCAGATTATCCATGACCGTCATGGTGCTAGCATGGGCGTCGGCGTTGGCCTGAATTACTCCGGTCGATTCTCCAAGCTTGGCCTCGTAGCTCGCTAGTTGTTCCTCGCTTAATCCTAGCTGTTCCAGCACTCCGGCAAGACCGGTCTCCGATTGCTCCAGCGCCTCCTTAAATTCGGTCCGAGCGGTCCGGGCGGTTAGACCAAGCTCCCGCTCCATCGCGGTCATAATAACCGCCGCCTCGTCAACGGAGATTCCCATCGCGGACATCTCCGGCGCCATCTTCGCGATGCCATCGAGGAATTCTTGGACCGATGCCGTACTTTCCTGGGAGACTAGACCAAACGCTCCGAGCAGTTCGCTTTCGTTACCGACCTCGACACCCACCGCCGCCAGGGCTGCGCCGGACTTCGCCAATGCCTCGGCAGATAACCCGGTGGCGTCCCCGACCGTGTCCCAGAATGAGGCATATTCCCTGAGGGCGTCGGCGCTTTCGAGTCCTTGTTGCGCTCCCAGTTCCATGAGTCCCAGGACCGAATCGAGCGGGAATGTGGCATTAGAAAGGCTGGACGCCATTGTGCGAATCTCGCCCTCGGAGAACTGGGTAGCGTTGGCGAGTTTGCGGGTTGATTCTGTTAACCCGGATTGTTTCTGGGCCACGGCCTCAATCCCGACGCCCAGCGCCACCATGCCTAGCCCGATCGCCTTTCTATTTTTGACAATGGAATCCTTCATGCCCTGAAAGCCGGATTTTACCTTCCCAATCCCAGCCTCAGCGCCGGACCCGTCGGCGGTGATAATTATTTCGACGTCGTTAGCCATCGCCCTCTGGTTGTCCCTCCTGGACTATTGCTACCATGCGAAGAATTGTTGCATCCTCCGCTAGTAATTGGGACGGCAGACAGCTATACCGCTGGCAAAGCCCATCGATAAGCTCGGCCTCTTCTAGCTGCCAGGGTTTTACTATCCTTCGCCCGTCGCGGTCGATGCCGCCGCTAACACGCTTAAATCGCCGGATGTCTCGACTAAAGGGGCCGGCACTCCCGCCACCGTCTGCACCCAATATTGGACAACTAGATTGGTCAACTGTAGGGGAATTGCCAGCATACCGTCACCATTGGCCGGGATAGGATTCCCGTCGGCATCCTCCAGATTCCAGTCTAGCAGCACATTATCCCCGAATAATCGAGCCATGCTTTCCTGGTCCTCTCCCTGAGCGGATTCCCGGAGAGCGATAAACTGGGCAAACGTGACACTCAAGAGAACTCGCACCTCACAACCATCATAATCGGTTCCCTCAAATGTCATGTGAGCCGTTTTTTCGGGAATCCGGAATCTCGGCTTGGTCCCATTAGTCGCCATCATTTATGCCCACGTCGGGACGACGCCTCCGGCCAACGTTCCGGGCGCAGACCATGTCAATTCCCCGGAGGAAGACCGGCTCAAGGCATAGTCAGTATAAAAAAGCTCCCCCGCCAGAACCTGGCCGCTCACCGTTAATGTTGTTGTCCGCGCCACGCTACTGGAGGGGACCGTCTTGAATACATCGTGGCTCATATTGGAGGAATCGTTAAACACGCCGCTGTTTGACACCGTCATGTCCGCCAGGAGTAACAACCGTTCATGGGCCGATTTATCTATCCCCGTGATGTCTGTTTCCTCCCTCGGTGTGGCCCAGTCGAGAGAAACTATGTCATTACTGATCGTCCGGGCAGTCCCGCCCGAGTCGTCGATTGCCACGCTCATCCCAAGACCCGATTCCTTAGCCATTTATCTGCCTCCTATAATGGTAGTCATTCCAGTGGTCCATGTACTCCAACGGCTCCATAATGTGTTTATTTATGCTCATAAGCGGGTCGCGGTCTAACGCGATTCTATGCCGGCCCAATCGCCCATTAAAACACGTCTGGCCGGGTAGGAAATGAAAGGTTATCAACCCTTCCCCTGGCTCCTCTCTGACATCCATACCTGATTTGCGAATCCAGGTGATATTGTCGATGTCATTCGCCGGGATGATAGTCCTCCAGCCGTGATTGTAATTTAGACAATCCACCTCGGCACAGGTCGCTTCCCTCCAATAGCTGCGGCTCGGTGGCCGGTTGATTCTCCAATGGTCCACACGGGGAGAAGGATTTGGTAGTGGTCTCCTCATTTCCCATAATCCCCATACTGCCGGCGCTCGGTAATGTATCCGGCCTCCCCAAGCTCCCGCAGCACATCGGCAAATCCTTCGTGGTCCGACATTATCTGCCGCATCTCATTTTCAACCACGGCCTGTCTGGTCACCACGTCCGCCACCTTATCGGCTATCTCGGTGTCCAGCTCCCGGTCCCGGATGGACTCGATAGCCGGCCCGTATTCCTCCATTATCCAAGCCAATTTTGTCATCCCCTCTTCACTGGCAACCGATAACTCCTGGACCCGCTCCATTATATCGGTGTCATCATATTGGGACAATTGCAGCTCCTGGATGCTGACCAGCGCCGAGTCCAGATTCCCCCGCAGAGTAACCACCCAACCGATTAACCCGATTACAATGATCGCCACCGGGAGCAGGCTCAATCCTAGCTGAAGCGGCTTCATTCCCGTTCCAGGATTTTAGAACAAAGGTTAGTGATCCCGATGATGGCCCCTACTCCCGCCGCGCTGATTATCCCCTCGTTTGCTAGCAAATACCCTAACCAGCTAATAAATCCCCCCAATGATGCAATCACCAGGACGCCGACAATAATGTTCGGTCTGATGCGCTTAACAAGACTACCAAATCCATTGATCATAGCCGGACCCAATACACTCCATCTGTTGGATTATATCTGGCCTGCTCCCTGGTCCGGCAAATCCGGCAGACCCGAACACCCCACCTGTCGGGGAGGACTCGCCACCAATGACAGCTAAACAAACACATGGTGGCGAGTCCTCAAATGCGCGACCTGGTCCGACCGCCTAGAGAACCGAGCGACCGGCCATAGTTTTTTCTGTTACAGGGAGCGCATATTTTTGATATGACAGTTTTTATCTGGATTACTCTAACCACCCCGCAATCCTCACACGTCAAGCGGTGATACCAGGCGCCGGGCGTCCGGCCAATGTCCTCACCTCGCAATCGCTCACGCATTGAGACTCACATCATCCTGGGCGGCCCCTCGGCGGGTTACCATGCAAAAGTCGCAGTTGCTGAAAGTCCCGGTGGTCGATACGCGAAGATAGCGCAAGATTGCCCCGCTGAGTGTCAACCGTTGAGCGGTCGGAGCAGCCGCCGCCGAGACCGCCACGAATGATAGAATCGTTGCAAACGTCACGTTGTCGGCTGATTGCTGGATGCTCACGGTCGCTGTCCCCGAGTCAACATCGATTGTCTGTAGAATACCCACCAGGCCGTAACCCGTCGTGGCTCCATCGTCCCGGCTGGTGGAGACCGCCGCCGCGGAATGGGTCTCCTTGCCGGTGGTCAATGTGTTGCCCCATTCCAACGGCACCCCGGACGCGGCCTGAGTGTCCACAGTAAATGACAAATCACCATCTGACCCGCGGCTCCCGTCATAGTGAAGTTGTTTCGCGACCAGGCAGGCGGCAACGTCCCCGCGGGTTGCGCCGAAAGCCCAGGTAACGATCCGGTCGGTCGTCGGCAATCCCGAAAATGCCGCGTGTTCCTGCTCGGTCGCATCGTTAAACCAGGATGTGACAGCTATATTACCGTCGGACAATCCCAACACCCGCTCATGGGCCGGGGCGTTGATGGCGGTCGCATCTAAAACCCCCCGAGGCGAGCTGGCATTATCTATAACCGCAACGTCCCCGCTCAGATCATACCCGTGTACAAATATCTGTTGGCCGAGTCCTGATTTTTTTGCCATATATTCTCCCTATGGAGTGATAGTAACTTCCTCGTATATCTGGATGTTAAATGGAATTGTCGCCGTGCGGTATAGGCTCCCGCCCAAGTCTATCGTGGCGACCGTGGCTCCCCCGACCGTGGAGTCGGTGCAATTATCGGCGAGGTTTGCGTCGGACCTGAGCTTGGTGTCTACCTCTACCATCGCGTCCCATAGCTCCAGCTCGATGGACTCCCGAACATCCACAGATGCCTGGAGGCGGAAATAAGCCCGGACCATAATGGTCGTCGTCGACCCAATATCCCCGAGGGTCTGCCAGCCGTTGGCCCTCGACTGGACCCAGTAGGCCAGTACCGGAGTACCGGCCAAGGCCAGAGGCTCGGCCCGGATGACCGCGGTAAAGGCCGGGTCGGTTATTGTGGATAGCAGCACATCTATTCTGTCCAATGCTCCTGACCTGCTCACTGGAAAGCCTCGACCACAGCATCGCCGATATATTTGTCCTGCAATGCTGCCTGATTGGCCTTGATGGCTTTGGAAGCATTGGCAAACATGTGGTATATAGCCTCGACCTTCGCGGCATATGACAAGTCTATGTTGCCGCGTGGCCCCTTCGCATTTACCTCGGCCACATTGTCCTGTATCTGATGGGCGAATATGGCCCGCTTTAGAACGCGGGTATGGGCGCCGTGTTTTGCGGACCGGGCGGAGCGGGCATATTGCGAAGCCGGTGGCCCCCATAGCTGATCATCAACCTTGTTCGCTCCCTCGATGGTCGCCAGGTCCAGGAGCCCCCGGTTGATGATCCCTTGCATCACCTTGAGACCGGACCCGTCAAAGATCGGCCCCTTGATTTCAAACTTGACCCCGAACGGCTCGGCCATTAGAAAATCACCCCGTTGGAGGTGCCGGTCACCCGGTAATCGTCCAGGGTTTGGAGAACTGACCGGACCTCGCCCTCGGCCACCGTGATCGACATCTCCCCGCTGCCAATAGTGGATACCGACCCCAGGTCGCGGTTGCGGAAAGTCAATTTTGCGATGTCGAGACAAGCCTGGACCACCAGCTCCGGATAGTCGTACCGGGTCAGGCCGGCGCCCCCGGAATGGGTCGCCGCGGTCGTTCCATTAACGCCGCGCTCCACCGTCAAGGTATTCCCGCTGATGGCCGTTATATAAAGCTGCTCGGAGTCGATCAGGATTGTCTGGGCCGGCCCCAGGTCGGCGGCGCTGGTCACACTGATGGAAGTCGCCGTGGTGGAGGTTATCGCGTCCGCCGTGGTAACGGATAGGGTATCGGCGGTATAGCCCCAGCTTCCCAGGATGCTTAATGTCTGCTGGCCGGCGTCCAGGGTGTTGGATGTGTCCTCGTTCAACTTGAAAATAGTTTTAGGGCTGACGTTATAGGGCATGAGAAAGAAGTCGTTGGCATAGCCCTCGGTCAAAACGGTGCTGCCTCCACGGTCGGTGTCATCGTAAGCTGTCACCGTAGTAGCGGAGACCAGCCAGCCGTCCAGCGGGATGACACTCGCCAGAGAGACCGTGGTCGCAATATCATCCGTACCCGCAATAATGGCATATTGAGGAGATTGGACCAACGACCCGGACCCGATGTCATAAAGCCGGGTCTCGGTCAGCGGTCCAAACGTCCCGCCCTCACAATAATTGTCGATGCGCCGGGACGCGGCCTCCAGGATGCGCCGGATGCTGCCGGCGTCGCTCGTCCATCCAGAGGAGAACGACGTTCCCGCCAGGTAATCCCGGAGGTCGTCCGCGCTGGCGTATGTGTGCCGAGTTGCCACCTAAGCCTTGTTCTCGGTGGTCTCAGCCATCTTGTTGGTCGGTCGACTGGCTTGCTTAAAGTAGGCGTGATTGGCTTTGAGGGTAGCCGCCGGAACATCGTATTCCACGCCGGCCTCGTAGGCCTCCCCGCCCCCAGAAGAAAAGTTTTGGACGCATAACGCTTTGGGCATCTTGTCCTCCTTGATTGAGGAGCGGGACCGTAGCCCCGCCCCCTGTTGATTGTGGTTTATACCACAACCGCCGATTAGGCGGCGCGTGGAATCTTGAAAGCGGCGGCAAGTCCGACCTGCCCATCGCCTCGTCTGGAAGCAAAGAAACCCACCTGGTCTGTGCCCATATAAAGCGAATCATTCCGCCTTATAGTGAATCCGACCCTATCGAATATGTAGTATTGTTTGAAGTCTCCGAAGATGGCAATTTTTTCCGTTGAGGTTATGTTGCCACCCAAGGCGCTCACCACATCGGTCAGGACGGTCCTCTTGCCAAGGATGAAGTCTGCCGGCGCGGCGGTCAGGCTTGGGATGGAATGCACCCCGGCGGCGGTTATAGCGATTGAGTTAATCAGCGCCGCGATGGTGGACTTCATCACCCAGGAGGCGTTGGCCCGGTGCTGGGCGTTGAGTGCGTAATAGGTGCCAATCAAGTCGGCGCCGACC